GGTGATCGCGCGGGACCGATAACCTTGCGCGAGCGAACTTGCTATTGTAGTACAAACTTATGTCACTAGCTACCGACTACCTACTCCTCAACATTGGACACTCAACGCTCAAGTGGCATTTGGACCGCATCAAAAGCGGATCGTTTACCATCGACCAAGTCGCGGTGTTCTATTGTCCCGATCCCAAGAAATCGGTTTACAAAACCGTTACCCGAGGTCTTGAAGAACTGGTCAAGATAAAGCCCGAGAACTTGCCGATCCAACTGCGATGACTCAAACCGAGTACGTTAAACACAGTGGCTTAACCAAAGGCAGGGTCTCGCAACTCACCGCAGCAGGGATGCCGTTAACCTCCCCAGAAGAAGCAGACGCTTGGAGAGGATCGCGCAAAGGGATAGGCGGTAGACCATCGACGCTCCAGCGAATGACTGCGATCCAGCAGCAACCGGCTTCAGAACTTGCAGGAGGCCCATACAGACCTCCCGAAGCATCTGCCGCTATCAACGCTGCACTTGCGACAGAAGACTCCCCGCAGGGAGCGTATGAGCGGCAAAAGAAGATCGAGCGAGCCGCTTATGATCTAGCAGTTGAAGCGTTGCAGTCTCGGTCCCTCGATGCTGGCAGAATGGTCTCGGTACACGCGACCGCAGCAAAGAATCTCATATCTAGCCGCGATGACGTACTGGCTCAATCTGAGAAGGAGAGAACGCTGGTCTCTGGTGCTTGGGTTAAGAAGGCAATGCAGGAACACGATGGAGCAGTGTCCCAACTCCTGAAGTCGATGCCGAAACAGTTATCCGGTCGCATTGCTCCGCATGATCCCGAACACGCAGAGCGCGAGCTAGAGCGTTGGGTCCAAGAAGTATGTCTCAAAACTCTGCATCAAACGGACCCGTGGAAATCTTAAACTGCCAGAAGCCAGCGGGAATAGAAGCACTTCGCCAGAACCGGATCGCGATCAAAGCAATCGAGCGTCAGACCGGCTTGGAGTTCCTGTCGATATCAGACCAAGAGCCTTCCCGCATTGATGGCTTCATCTTCGATCCGGCTAAAGGGATCATCACGGGAATCTATGAGGTCAAAACTCGCAGCTACGGTCTCCACAAGCTACAGACCACATTTGGAAATGAATGGATGATCTCTTGGTCTAAGATCCAAGCGGCTCTTGAAGTTACTAGACGTACAAAGCTGCCGTTCTACGGAGTGCTGCATCTGCTGGATGACAACATTGTTATGATGGTTGAGATCTTCAACCGCAATGCGTCTTGGGCGGCAAACCATAAGGTTGAGGACCGTCTGGTTAACGGAATAAAAGATCGCATGGCGTTAATTAATATGGCGACCGCTATGCAATATAAGATGAACCAACTATTCTGATGACAGACCTAGAGCTAGAGATCCTAGAGTTCCGCCGACAGTTATGGCGACCGACTCCACGGCAATCTGTCGTCGAGTGGGCTGAGAGCAATCTGACTCTAAGCCAACGGCAGACCGAGCATCCCGGACCTTTTAGTACAGCGGTCAGGCCATATTGCCGAGAACCGTTGGAATCTTGGAAAGATCCAGCGGTCTCCGAGGTTACTCTGTGTTGGGGAAGTCAGACCAGTAAGACAACGACGCTAATGGCTGGTCTCGCTTGGTCCATTGACGTAGAGCCGTCTCCTGCGTTGTGGCTTATGCCGAGCGAGAACTTAGCGCGGTCTTTCTCCAAGTCTCGCTGGCTCCCAATGCTGGAAGACTCACCGGCAATGATTGCGCGGTTCCCTACGGATAAAGACCAGATTACCAATCTTGAGCAGCAATTCGACCGTTGCACTCTGACGTTTGTGGGGAGCAACTCACCGGCAAATCTAGCTTCCCGTCCCGTCAGGATCTTGGTCGCAGATGAGGTAGACAAGTTCGCTGACGCAACCGCCAAAGAAGCTGACGCTCTTGATCTTGCCGAGCAGCGACTCAAAGCGTTCAGTAGCTCCAAAGCGTTTTTCACTTCGACTCCGACAACCTCCGAGGGACGAATCTGGCAGAGATATCTGCGAGGGGACCAGCGGAGGTATTATATCCCGTGTCCGTATTGCCGAGAGCATATCAAACTGGAGTGGCGACAAGTCACTTGGGAAAACGAGAAGCTAGAAGACGGACGACCCGACTGGCAGCGCATCCGTACTACCGCCCACTACGTCTGCCAACTCTGTCAGGGAAAGATATCTGACAGCCAAAAGGTTGCAGGGTTACGTCACGGCAAGTGGATCTCGGAGAATAAAGCCAGCCTCCCGAGCGTAAGGTCTTACCACTTGTCGTCTTTGTACTCCCCAGATCGAAAGTGTACTTGGGGAAATCTTGCCGTCGCGTTCTTGGAGGCAAAAAGCTCGATGATGGGATTGCAGGGATTCATCAACGGTATGCTCGCGGAACCGTGGGAAAATCAGGAGACCCAACAGGACCGAGTTGAGATTGTCTCTGATGCTGGAATCCCTGAAGCCAGACGATATCTTACCGCTGACGTACAAGCTGCGGCTCCGTTCTTGTGGTGGGTCTGCCGCGAGTGGAGCAAAGGCAACTCTCGTCTTGTTGGAGCCGGTCACGCAGATGATTTTGCCGCACTCCGTAGGATACAGTTACAGTACAACGTCCACGACATGGATGTTGGCGTTGATTCCGGCTATAACACGCAAGCGGTGTACGATGCTTGCGCGGAGTTTTCGCAGAGCAGCGGAAGCCCGATAAACTATCCCTGCGGTCTGCGGTATCCACCAGAGGGAGGTCTCCGAAAGCCAATGTTAATAGGCTGGTTGCCGATGAAAGGACGCGAGACCGGAGCCAGATTTACCAGCAAGACCGGCTCAATCCATCCCTTTGGAATTACAACGTCAACCTCGATGCGTACTGACGCTGTGCAACCGTTGTTGGTTTTTGACACCGAGCATATGCGGGAGGTGCTCCAGCGGCTCCGTAAAGGGACCGAGACTCATCAATGGAGTGTTTGTAGCCTACCCGCTCCGCTAGACGCTGAAGGAGCCTTTGCGAGCGATTCCGACACCTATTGGAAGCACTTAGACAGCCATCTTCTCAAGCCAACGGCTAACCGCTCCGGTAGGATCAAGCACTTATGGTTCAAGCGAAACACTCGTTGGCCGGACCATTTGCATGACTGTGAAATCATGCAGTTGGCGATGGTTATGTTGTGGGGAGACCTAACTTCCAGTACCTCAGAAAATTCTAGTGGTTGACAAACTTGGTAGTCTGTTGATAGTCCGCGCAAGTGTTCACATACACAGTAGCAACTAAGCGGAGTTACTTGCGTACGACCTACGCGAGCAAAGCCGCTTTGACATTGCTTGAGGCTTTAACGGCAAAGCTGACTGTTTCCGCTAACTCGATGGAGAGCGGGAATGTGGTCCGCAGTACTTCTAGCTCTGACGTTTCTGTTGAATTTGCTGAACCCGGTAAAGGTACAGCAGCACCAATCGAGATGCTGCAAATGTGGGAGTCTCTGCTAACGGATTACGATTACGCTGTGACGCTCCTCGCTGGAGACGCAATCCCTAGTCCCACCGATCTCCAGATTTACAACAAGATGCTGACCGCCGTTTTGGTTTCAACCACTCGGTATTATGGGGATTTCACGCAATTCCGTCGTGAAGCCACAACCCGAATGAGCTAATGGGATTCCTTCAAAACATAGCGAACAAGCTGTTTCCCGCTCCCGTTAACAAATACGAAGGAGCCGGTCAGTCATTGCGTCGTTCGTATCTCGATACGTCTTACACTTCCGCGCGGTTTGATGTTACGAGCGCGACTCGTCAAGCCATCGTTCGCAAGTCTCGCTTTTTTGAGCAAAACAACGCTGTACTGAATAGGCTTGGCGACTTGTTTGAGTCCTACACCGTTGGCTCCAGCTTCTCGGTTCAACCGGCCTCCAGTGATTCTGCGTGGAATCTTAAGGCCAAGAAGTGGTTTGATATCTGGAGCCGTTATCCTGATATCGGTTCTCGCCAGTCGTTCTCTACTCTGATGGGGCAAGCCGCTCGCGGATGGTTCTACGATGGCGAGTCGTTCTTGTTGTTGACCAAAGGAGAGACCGGCAAACCTCGGTTGCAGCTTATTGAGGCTCAATCCATTGCTACTCCGGTAGGGATGCAAGCAGACGAGACTGTCTTTGACGGTATCCGGTTTGATCCTCGCACTGGACGAGCGATATCCTACTTTATCGGAGCGGAAAAAACTCAGGGTAACCTGACTGATGTTCGCTCCATTCCTTCTGATTCCGTAGTCCATATCTACGAACCGAATCGTCCCGGTCAACTTAGAGGTCTCCCGTTTGTTTCGGCGGTGATTAACGATCTCCACGATCTCGATGATCTGCAAAAACTGGAGATGGAGGCTTGTAAGCTTGGTGCTTCTGTGGCTCAGATCGTTAAGACTGACGCTGGCGAAGTCCAAGCAAGCAATCTCCGCGCTGGTACTGCTGGAGCGAGCGTAAACACCGCCGAGAATTACTACGAACAGGTCTTTGGATCTAGCGTAAAGGTAATGAAGAACGGTGACAGTTTCGAGCAGTTCGCGACCGAGCGTCCCGGTGTCAATATGCGGGAGTACTGGCGACAACTGACTGAGAAAGTCTGTGCTGGCGTTGGTATCCCTTACGTTCTGGTTTACCCAGAGTCAATGCAGGGGACTGTTTATCGCGGTGCGCTAGATATGTCGTCTGTTTGGTTCCGGTCTCGCCATCAAGTTATGGCATCAGCGGCTCGTCGTATTTACGAATACGCGATGGAGTACGCGATCAAGAATGATCCTAACCTTAATGACGCTCCCTCAGATTGGTACGAAGTGTCAATCACCGCTCCGCGCTCCCCGAATGTTGACGTTGGCCGTAACTCTGCGGCTCAATTGGCAGAGCTAGAAGCGGGAGTTGTTACCTTTGATGAGGTCTACGGAGCGCGTGGTCTTGACTGGCGTTCTGCTTTAGAGTCAAAAGCTCAACAAGCTTTGTTTGTACGTCAACTTGCTGCGAAATACGGAGTCGATGTATCTGAGATTTCGGTGATTCAGAAAGAGCGTCCCGCAACTAGTGTTGCAACTGCTATTGACATTGAAGGCGATCCTTCTGAATCTCCGTCTCCAGTTGCTCCGTCAGAAGGTGGGTCGCAACCTGTTGTTGTAGAGCAGGAAGAGATTACCGCTACCGTAAAGAAGACTCGGAAACCAAAAGCCAAGAAAACCGAATGAGTTTCACAAAGAAATCTGATTGGCTTTACTACGCACCGGCAAACGCTGCTGGTGATCCTGCTACCGTTCAGATCTTCGATCAGATTGGCGAAGATTGGTACGGTGGAAGCGGTCTATCTGCAAAACAGTTTTCGGATGTACTTAACGAGATTGGCAACGGTCCGCTGCTTGTAGAGATCAACTCTCCCGGTGGTAACGTCTGGGATGGTTTGTCGATCTACAATCAGTTGCGCGGTCGCAAAGCTCCAGTGACCACTCGGGTTGTTGGCATTGCGGCTTCCATTGCGTCAATTATCGCTCTTGCCGGTGATCGCGTAGAGATGGCTGACGCTGCTCTGATGATGATCCACGATCCGTCAGGTATGGCTTCTGGTACTTCCGAGGATATGCGGAAGATGGCTGAGGCTTTAGATCAACACGCTGAGGTGCTTGTTGGAGTGTACAATAAGAAGACCGGACGCTCCGCTGAGTCTATTCGCGCTGCGATGAAAGCGGAAACTTGGTTTACCACCGCTGAGGCTCTGGCTTTTGGTCTAGTAGACAAACCCATCAAACAGCTTGCAATGGCCGCAAAATGGCATCCTCGCGCTGTCACCAAGACGGCTCCTGAGACTGTCAAAAACAACCTCCGTCGAGGTCTTGAGCAATACGAGGAAGGTCTTGCTGGTGATGGTTTAGAGCCAGCAACTGTTACCGATGCTAAATCGCTGGTTGCAGGAGAGGCTCCTACCGAAAACAAGATCCGCAAAGCTAACGCTTGGTGGGGACGCAACGACCGATTCTTGGAAGCAGAACCTAATACTCCTGCGGATGTAGCGGCAAACCTCTGGGGAGGTGCTGCTGGACGCGATTGGTTCTCTGCTCTTTTTGCTCAACTAGAAGAGCCGTCTGATACCAACATAGACAAAACACTTTCGACTGATGGCGAAAAAACCATCAACGATTCTGGCGTGGACTCCACGCCGCAACCAACACAACAACCCGACACAAATATGTCCGATACTGCTACTACTGTGACGGCTGCGGCT